GTCAGCCCTTCTTGAACCCTGCGCTGGACGATGTTGAGAACAATGAGTGGCCTCGCATTCGGCGCGAGTTTTGGGAAGAAATGGCACAGGCGTTCAAGAAGGGTGGCACTCGATGACCACCACGACCGATGTGTACACAGGGCTGAAAACCGCCCTTGAAAACGGCATCTCCGACCTGCGGATATACCCGCGCCAGCCTGATGTAATCAACGAGTTACCAGGCGGGATGCTCGTACCGGCTACGGCCAACCCGAATATCACCTTCGGCGGCACGACCACCGTGTATACGGTTGACCTGATTATCTACGTGGCTTCTGCTGATACCGAGGAGGCGTGGGAGAAGGCGCAAAACTATTTCGACAACAGCGGGGGCAATAGTGTTGACGCTGCTATTGCGGCAGACAGTACGCTTGGTGGCGCAGTACAAGGTGCGTTCGTGCGTCAAGGTCAGACCGCAACCCGTGGCGTTGTTGGTGCTGGTGATTTTGCCGTAGCTGAATTCACTATCGAGTATGTGAGGTAGAACGTGGCTGATCTAAATATTCTCAAAGGTGGCAATCCTGCTGTCTATGCCCACGGCGCAAATCTTGGGCAGGACGGTCGTGCAGGTCATCCAAACCTGTCGAAAGATACCGTGGATGCAGTCACGTTCAACGATGGTGGCCATTCTAACAAGCATGGACTGGAAAGCGTATCGTTCGATTGGACAGGGCTGTACACCGCATCAGCGGGCCGTTCCTACAACGTGGTGAAGGATATGTTCGGCGACAGCACAGGGAACGCTTCGGCAAGAGTTGTTTCTTACTACCCCGAAGGCTCGGTGATTCGCGATAAGCAAGGTATCGGGCTGGACAAAGTGACGGCGTTCAGCGTTACGCAGGATGGCGGCCCCGGCGACCTGCTGGAACTCAGCGCAGGATTCGACCAGAGCGGCACGTCCGACTTCATCACCGGGGTTATCGGCACAACCTACACGGCGAACACAACGAGCGCAGCGGCGACGATGGGGCCATCATCTACGGCTGGCGGGCGATATTATCTCCACATTCTGAATGCCTCAATGTCTGGTGGCAACGAGGAATTCGATTTTCTCATTCAACATGCGTCGGCTACTAATCAGACATACATCACGGCTACCGGCGCATCGCTTACAGTCGCCAGCGCGCAATCGAATGGCACAGTATTTACTTCGTCCGGGCAACTTCGGGCGTTTGTACGGGTAGTGGTAACACGCGATGCAAGTTCAGGCTCGGTTGAGTTTGTGCTTGGGGCGTACAGGGTCTAAGGAGGCTCAATATGGCTGCGGGAGCAGTAGTTCTCAAAGGGTCGGCAGCGGAGATTGCCTTCGTAAACTCGGTTGCTACGGCCACAACCAATCTCACTTCGCTGTGGGTTAGCGGACACCCCGGTGTTTCGTATGACACCGTGGACGTTGTAGCGATGGGCGACGCAGGACACCGGAACAGGCAGGGCTTGGAGACAGCCGATTTAAGTTTCAGTTTCCTCTACTCATCGGGGGCGGTGGAGTCGTACAGCGTGATGGCATCTCTATATGCCGCAGCGTCGGCGCGCAACATCGTTTACTCGCCAGATGGTACGTCCAGCGGAAGCCCGAAGTGGCTCATCCCTGCGCGACTGTTTGAGATGAGTTTTGATGGCTCGCCGGGTGACGTGCAGACGGTCAACGTGACATTCCAGATTGATGGAACTTCAACGCTGACCGCATACTAATCCCCTTATTTCAGGGCAAAAGTGGGTGGTGGCCCTGTGCCAGTCTCCCGGTACGGCGATTTCAGTCGGTGAGTCGCCCGCCACCCACACAACCGACAGACCTATTGAGGGAGAAGAAAATGGCAAAGGCCAAAGATGGATACAAGCCGCTGTTCGGGTTCAGGCAACTACCGCTGGACGCTGACCGTTTTGCTCTGGATGAGCCGGGCTGGGTGCAGATACCAACACGCATCACGGTGGGTATGACGCAGCGGATGGGCAAGTTAGATGAAACGGATGCGACTGGCTTCATGCGGCTGATTGTGAAGGGCTGGGCAATAAAGGCTGACGGTATCGGATTGCCTTATAACGATGAGGGTTTCGATTCTCTGCCGATTGACATCGTTACGTACATCACAGAAGAAACCAATACCCCTTTAGAAGCGGCGGCGGCCACGACTTCGCAGAGCGGCTGAGGGTAGCGCAAAAAAAAGCATCAATATCCTCGGACAATCTGCCCGCAGACCAGGATGATTATGGGGTCATCTACGAGGCCAATATAATCCAGGTGGCCTTAGAGATGGGCCAAACGCCAGAATGGATAAAAGAGAACATGAGCCAGGAAGATTTCGACAACATTCTTGGATGGTGGTCGTACCAGGCTGGCGAACAGAAGAAGGCGATGGCAGCAGCAAAAACAAATAGCGGGGCGGCTAGAGAAAGGCCCAGGCCGCGCACGATGGGTGATGCGTAATGGCTGATCGTCGCCTAGAAGTAATCCTCTCTCTGAAAGATAAATTCAGCAAGGGGCTTGCGAATTCGCAATCCAAGCTGGAAAAATTCAGCGGCACAGCGAAGAAGGCTGGGATAGCAATCACGGCTGTGGGCGTTGCCGGTGCAGCCGTCCTCGGCAAGTTCATCGCCTCATCCAAAGAGCAAGAGATTGGTATAAACAGGCTCAACCAATCTTTGATTAATGTCGGCACGTCTTACGCTGCCAACGAAGCGCAGATCGAAAAGAACATCGATGCTATCCAGCGCAAGACCAATTTCGGTGACGAGGTGCAGCGTGATGCGTTGCAGAAGTTGGTTACCATCGGCGGCAAGTGGGAAGGCTCATTGGATGCCCTTGCAGTAACGACCGATGTGGCTGCTGGAGCGAACATAGACCTCAACGCAGCGGCCTTGTTGGTAGGTAAGGCCATCGCTGGCGAAACGTCCTCTCTGAGTCGATATGGCATCGTGATAGAGAAGGGCGCAACACAGACCGAACTCATGGCCGCGCTCACTAAGCAGTTCGGTGGCGCAGCCGAAGCCGCCTCCGACCCTATTACTCAGATGAAGAACCGCCTCGGCGATACTGCCCAGGTCATCGGCGACCAACTGCTGCCATTCATAGATGCGGTCGCTATCGAGATTGAGAAGATGGCTGACTTCGTGAACAACCTCAACCCGTCGCTGGTGAAGTGGATAGCGATTGCGGCTGGAGTTGCCGTTGCGCTGGCTCTTATCATCGGCCCCATGCTGCTGATGATTGGTTTGTTGCCGGTGCTGATTGCTGGCTTCGTATCGCTTGGCGTTGCTATGTCCGTGGCGTTGCTCGGCATCCCCATATTAATTGCTGCTGTTATCGCTGGCATTATCCTGTTTAAGATGCACTTTGAAGCAATCAAGGGCGTAGTGGAAACAGTGGTTAACTTCATGTTGACCAAGCTAAGTGATTTTGTGAATGACTTTATCGGCGTGGCAAACGCCATTCTCAAAGTCGGTGACGCTGTTGCAAAACTATTCGGCGGGTCGGTTGAGCCTATCGAAGAAGTTAACTTCGCTATCGATATAACAGGTGAGAAGGTTCGGGGAGTTGCCGCCACAGCAGAAGACAGAATGGCAGCGATTGATAGGGCCGTACTTTCTGTCTCTGGTTCGTTCGACACGGCAACTGAGTCTGTCGATGAGTTAGCGGAGTCTATTGAGGATACCGCTGCGGTAGCTAAGACCTTCGCTGATAACTTCATGGAAAAGTTTGAGGCAGATACTGCCCTGCGAAAGGACATTCGTGAGCAGGAAACGGCCTCAGTGCTGCGGAACCTTGACAACCAAGCTGCGGGGCGCGCATCAAACGCTGCAGAAGAACTCAGACTGGCGCAAGCCGTAGCCGACGAACTGGCAGAAATAGATGCGGCCAACCTTGCCGCCCGCACCGAGATGATGGCAAAAATGAACATGCTTGAAGAAGATAATGCTGTTCATGCCAAAGCAACGAACATATTTCGCGGCGACCTGACCAAAGAACGCATCGACCGAGAGATGGCCGACGAAGAAGAAGCGGCTCAGGACAAGGTAATACTTGAGGCAAATACCTTAAAGCGCATCGCTGATTTGCAGGGGGTCGTGAATGAACGTGCCGAGGCGTTTCTGGCAAGCCTGATACCCACAATCGAAACTCGCTCAGGGTCTGAACAATCGCTG